GCGGCGGGAATACTGGCCTTTACTTGCTTCCCGTCTATACCATAGCCGGAAACGTCATCGGCAGGGTGGGGATAGGAGGAGGAAACCATTTGGGGATAAACCAGGATATTTCCCCAACACTTACGGTTAATGACCGGCATGCCATAGCCTATACACAAACTGGCTACGCAGCGTTTAAAGAGGGTGTAGGAACCCTGAAAAGGAGCCGTGGGGTAGCGGGAGGAGGGAGCGAGACACTTGCAGTAATCACGGAACGTAATGCCGCGGCGGTGAAATACCGGGTCCGCCGCCTAACACCCCTGGAGTGTGAGCGGCTACAGGGCTTCCCGGATGGCTGGACAAGGTATGGGGCATCCGGAAAATATATGTCTGATAATGCGCGATACATGGCTTTGGGAAACAGTATTGCGATTCCATGTGCAGAGCGTGTATTTATCGGCATAATCAAAGCAGAAAGGATGGTGTGTAGTGCAGAAAAAGAATCCGTCAGACCAGTTGACTGAGTTTTTAAACTTCATTGACAGCTGCTATGCGGCATACCGGCTGGCCTACGATGCCGTAAACGAGGAGGATCGCCGCCTTCAGGACTTACTGCATGAGATGGAGTTTGCAGCCGATAAGGCAGCACGGAACCGGGTCGCCACAAAGCTGCAGCATAGCCGCAGGGAGCGGAGGCGGACTATCTGTTCGGTGATAGGGAGTATAAGCCGAGGGTGAAATAACGAGAAAGACTATTTGTAAGTCAAAGAAAAAATGGAAGCAAAGGGGCTCGAACCCTTGACCACTATTTGTAAATCAAAGAAAAATGGAAGCAAAGGGGCTCGAACCCTTGACCTCCCGCTAGTCAGGCGAGCGCTCATCCCAGCTGAGCTATGCTTCCATGGTATTTATTATAGCATGTTGGATTTAAATTGCAATCAGTTTTAGTTAGCAGGTGAGCAGCGGAATAACGGGGAAGGGAGAGGATGCCAATGGATAAAACTATATTGGTCCAGTACTGCGACATGAAGGAAGAGATTAAGGATTTACGGAAAAGGATCCAGAAATTGGACAGGTTCCTGGAGTATCCCCCCATAGTGTCTGACATCGTGCGGGGAACCAGAAGGGATGGTACAATCGGTACAATCAAGATAACAGGGATTCCGGATCCGGCCTATACCCGTAAGCAGAAGATCCGGGAGAAGTACCAGCAGCTTTTGGAGAGGAAGGAGGCGGAGCTCCTGGAGCTGACCTGCCAGGTGGAGGAGTACATACAGAGCATACCAAAGTCAGAGCTGCGGATTATGTTTCGGTTATATTATATTGACGGCCTGACCTGGGTGCAGGTGGCGCACAGAATGAATGGTATGTTCCCAAAGCGGCGGATTAAGTATACTGAGGATAACTGTTGGAGAAGAAATCAAAGATTTTTTGAAAATGTCGGGTCATGTCGGGAAGAAATGTGATATAGTGTAAACTGGAAGCAGTGCAGAAAGCTCCCCGCCTGGTTTCGGACTCTCCATCCGGGCATTCCAGGTGTAAGAAGGCATCCTTGAAAGAGGGTGTCTTTTTTTACGAATATTGACATAATAGAACATATGTTCTATTATGTCAATATATGTGGGTATGTATCAACGTAAAGTAATGTAAATTGTGACATGTCATTTTTAATGAAATTTTATTTTCAATTTTGGCAATTATGATACATTATCATGTGGTATAATGTAGAAAAATGTCGAATTGGAGAGTAAAATATGGCTAGCAATTTTAATTTTGATGCACAAAGGGAGCAGTCCGCAGTAAAGACTGAAATTGTAACAAAGTATTTTTCAGCATGGGTTAAAGTTTTGAAAAATAAAAATAATAAGTTAGGTTATATTGATCTTTTTTCAGGGCCGGGGGTATATAAAGATGGAGCAAAGTCCACACCTATAATTATTTTAGAGAATATTTTGTCGGATAATTATATGAGAGATCATATAGTTACTTGGTTTAATGAAAAGGACAGAGATTTATATAATGAATTGGTAGAAAATATAAAAAATATAAGAGATATTGAAAAATTAAAATATAAACCAATTATTAAAAATGATGCCGTTGATTATGATACTCCTAAGTGGTTTGCGAAAAGGGAGTTAATTCCGTGTTTTTCTTTTATCGATCCTGCGGGTTATATGGGACTTTCGCTAAATTTGCTAAAGGCATTGGGAAAAGACTATGGTTCAGATATTATTTTCTTTTTTAACTTTAACGATATAAATCGTGGAATAACAAATGATAAAGTCACAAGTCATATGGAACAAGTATTTGGCAAATCATCATACAGTGCATTATTAAAGAAAATTAAAAGAAGTCCTGGTGATAGAGAGACTATTATTATTAATGAAATGGCAGTAGCATTAAAAAGGGAAGGAATGAAATTTGTCTTGCCTTTTCGGTTTAAATTGGAAGGGAAAAATAGAACTAGCCACTATTTAATTTTTGCATCGAAGAAATTTTTGGGATATAAAATTATGAAAGAAATAATGCACAAAGCAGGAGAAAAAGATTATGAAGGTGTAGGAAAATTTGAATTTATACCATCTTGTGACAAAGAGAAGGGGATACAATTATCGATTATTGATTTATTTAACAGTTCGTTAGACGAATTAAAAGAACATTTATTAAATATGTATAGAGGAAAATCGGGGACGTTAGAAAGACTTTATGAGGTAGATGCAGGAGATAATCGATTTTTGATTAGACATTATAAGAAAATAATTTTAGAACTGGAGGAAGAAGAGAGAGTATTATGTATTCCGCCAAGAAATGAAAGAAGACCATATAAAGGAAAACCATCCTTAAATGAGAAAACGGTTAAAATAAAGTTTTTATAATTAATTTTGATACAATAAAAAAGAGGAAATATTATGGAAACAATAGTGAGGAAAAGCTTACTATATAAAACAAAAGTAGAGTATGGGGATTATACAGTAAACCATATTCAAGGGTGCTCACATGGCTGTAGATATCCTTGCTATGCGATGATGCTTTCAAAAAGATTTGGAAGGAGCAAAGACTATACTGAATGGTGTCAACCGAAGCTAGTATCTAATGCCTTGGAATTGTTAGATAAAGAGATTCCTAAGTATAAAAAAGATATAAAATCTGTTCAATTATGTTTTATGACAGATCCGTTTATGTATGGATACCCAGAAACCTCAGAATTAAGTTTAAAAATAATTAAGAAGTTTAATGATAATGATATAAAATGTACAGCCTTAACTAAGGGCATATTTCCTGCAGATTTGATAAAAACATCAAAGATCAATGAATACGGGATAACGCTCATTTCATTAGATGAGAATTTTAGAGAATATTATGAGCCGGGATCGGCGCCATATCAGTCTCGAATAAATAGTCTGAAAAAACTTCATGATTACGGATTTAAAACTTGGGTAAGTATAGAACCATATCCGACACCTAATATTATTGAGCAAGATATAAATAAAATATTACATGTAATTTCTTTTACAGATAAAATAATATTTGGGCGATTAAACTATAGCAAAGATGTTTCTAAATATGAGAATTATAAAATATATTACAATAAATTAGCAGATGAAGTTACTGATTTTTGTAAAGCAAATAATATTAATTTTCACATAAAAAAAGGGACAATAGCATGATATTAAAAAGAATGTAAGTATTGTTTTCCCCAAAACCAACCAACAGGAGGTGATCTAGCATGGCCAGAGCGCCAGACCCAAGGATAGAAAAAGCAAAGGCCATGTACTTTGAAGGCAGGAAACTCGTTGAGATTGCAAAGACGTTAGATTTGCCAGAGGGGACGGTCCGCCGCTGGAAGTCCACCCACAAATGGGAAAGCGAACGTTCGGATAAAAAAAGCGAACGCTCGGTTAAGAAAAAGCGCGGTGCCCAGCCGGGGAACAAGAACAGCTCCGGCGGCCCGCCAGGAAATAAGAAAGCAGAAAAATATGGATTCTTCTCCAAGTATCTCCCGGACGAAACCCGGGAGATTTTTTCTGCCATTGAGCAGGCGGCCCCGCTGGATATTTTATGGCATCAGATCCAAATTGCTTATGCTGCCATCATTCGGGCGCAGCGAATCGCCTATGTGAAAGACCAGCAGGATAAAACCATTGAGAGGATTGGGCATAAAGATGGCGAAACCGTGACAGAGGAGCGCTGGGAAGTGCAGCAGGCCTGGGATAAGCAGAATGAGTTTATGAAAGCCCAGGCCCGGGCCCAGGGAGAGCTCAGGGCAATGATCAAGCAATACGATGAAATGCTCCATAAAGACTGGGAGGCTGCCAGTGAAGAACAGAAGGCACGGCTTGAGCAGATCCGGGCTCAGATAGCAGCGACCAAGGCTCAGACAGGGCAGCTGGATGAGGAAGAGGAGCAGGATGACGGCTTCATCGATGCGCTAAAACCGGGTAACGACTGGGAAGGATGGAAGCAGGCGGATGAAGAGGAAACGACCGATATTTAAGTTCAAGCCCTTTTCCCGCAAGCAGCGTCAGGTAATGAACTGGTGGATGGAGGGCAGCCCGGTAAGGGATTATGATGGTGTCATTGCAGATGGCGCTATCCGTTCCGGAAAGACTGTGGCTATGTCACTGGCCTATGTTTTTTGGGCCATGGAGTCTTTTGATGGTCAGAACTTCATTATGGCCGGAAAAACCATTAGCTCCTTCCAGCGGAACGTACTCACAAATTTAAAAACGATGCTGCGGAGCCGGGGGTATCATGCTATCCATCATCTGTCCGGAGAGACCCCAAACATGCTGGAGGTATCAAGACAGGGCCGGACAAACTATTTTTACATCTTTGGTGGCAAGGATGAGGGGTCCCAGGAGCTGGTGCAGGGCATCACGGCGGCGGGGGCCTTTTTTGATGAGGTAGCCCTGATGCCGGAAAGCTTTGTCAATCAGGCAACCGGCCGGTGCTCTGTGGCAGGCAGTAAATTCTGGTTTAACTGCAATCCTGCGGGCCCCGCACATTGGTTTAAAACCAACTGGATTGATAAAAAGAAGGAAAAAAGGCTGGTTTATCTGCACTTCACCATGGAGGATAATCTCAGTCTGGATGAGGCGATTAAAGCCAGGTACCGCGGGATGTATGCCGGCGTGTTCTTCCTGCGCTACATAAAGGGATTGTGGGCAGTGGCTGAGGGCCTTATCTATACCATGTGTACGAAGGCAAACTACTACACCGAGGAAGAGCGGCCCATTGCATTAAAATCCATCGCTCAAAAATATATCGCGGTGGACTATGGCACAACCAACCCTTGCGTATTCCTGGAAATCTGGGACGATGGTGAAGTGATATGGGTTGACCGGGAATACCGCTGGGACAGCCGGTCAGAGGAAGCCAGAAGGAGCGGGAATCCACAGAAGACAGATGCCCAGTACGCGGATGACTTAGCAAAGTT